GTAATAACACTATTCAAATAACTAGAATCCCATACTTCAACTGTTGAATTTTCATTTAAGAAATTTGCAGTTGTTTCTTCAGTAATAATACAATTTACAGAATCATTAATAGCAATTAATGTTTGTCCAAAAGTATTTTTAAACTCTGTTAAATTAAATATCGCACTTCCGCCAGTACCTGTTTTTGTTAGTTTTGCTACATATTCTAAACAAGCTGGATCTAAAGCACCAACCTCCTGATCTACATAATCAATTATCTGTTTCATTTTACCCCCAACATCATCGGGAGTAATACCTTGCACTGCCGTTTCACTAGTTATAGCAGTATCAATCGCAGCTTTTAATTCAACATTTGTCATTTTTTTTCTTTTAAAAAGTTACGCAAATTCACTACTAAAAATGCTAGAGAAAACGCTAGTTCAATCTAAAATAGTTTTAGTCAAGTCACCATTTCCTTTGAAAGAAAATGAACCTGTCATTGACTGATCAACTGTAGCATCAATATCAGCACTTTCTACAAATACTGAACCGCTATATTTCCAATCACCTACTTCACCACTTGTGAACTCAATATCTAATTCAGTTCCGTTTAATAAATGATCAACAATTCCCATAGCGCCTACTTGTGATGTAGAACCTGAAGGAATATCAGCTACCAAAGCTTCAGCAGAAACGTTCCATGAATAGTTTCCTGGTGTTACTACAGAACCATTAGTGTCTTTTGTAGCAATTTCTTCTAGCTTAGTTGATAATTGTAGTTTACACGCTGTGGTGTGATACAATGTTTTGCCGTTATACGACAAACGCACATTGCTTCCGTTATAAATTTGACCTGCTGCCATAATTTCTAAATTTTTTCTAGATTAATAATTCCTTGATAAAACATTGTATCTTCACTTAAATCAACGGTAGAAGAAATAAACCGGTATTTTGTTTTGAGCAATGTTACCATTGCATCTGTAAAATCAACACATTCATCATACTGTTCTATACCAAACCAAAAAGACATTTCAAACGTGGCACCTGTAGCATCTTTTGAAGCTCCACGAACTTCAGTTATTCTATAGGTTGCTAACGGAAAAACATTATCACCTAATGCTACTATTGGATAAACCCTTTCAACCATCACATCAGTAAAACTACTATGTGCTGTTAAAAAAGAAAATAGATCCTGTGATAGTTGTTTCAGCATTAGCTTAATTTATTTATTCTACGTTGTATAAAAGCAATCATTTGTTTTTCGGCATCAGCCGTAACAGTACCATTAGTTTGCGAATAGGCTTTGCTTAAAAAAGGATTTGCTTGGGTTCTTCTTACAGCTGCACCATCATTAGCACCACGAACATGTTTTCTTTTAAATCCTTTATTATACACATTTACACCTTCATGTACAAAATGTGCATACCAGCCATCATTATTGCCTTTTGCACGAGCACCAATATATATTGTGGGATTTTGTTGTTTACCAGTAATATTCCCAAGTGATTTTCTCAAGTTTCCTGGCGCAATTTTTTTCCCCCTCGCAATATGTGTTCTTTTAGAAACTGGAGCTAAACTCTTTGCAGCATTTAATGTAGGTTTTGCAACATTTCTAAGGATCATTAAAACTTCACGCTTTTTATCCTTATCATTAGCCAAGCGTTTCAATTGCTCAGTCAATTTATCAAAACCAATAACATCTATTTGGATGTTGCTACTCATAGTTTCTACAAAGTATTTCTAAATGCGTTTTTCCTATTTCTTTGATGTGAACTATTTCAAAACGCTTATCATCATCAATTACAATCAATTTAGTTCCTTTGCTTTTTACATCGGCATTGGCCCTAATTGTGTAGGATCTATTTATAAGATGAATTACTTTACCTTCAATATCTTCACTTCCTGAATTATCTTTCATGGCAGCATAAGGTTCGCAAATAGTTTCTTCGGTAGTTTTTTCACTACCGGTAGAAGTACGAATTATCGCTTTTTCGATAATCGTTATTTTGCGGTTCATAGCACCAATGAAAGGCTTATCCATTTTAGAACTTTTTATAAGGTCGTAGCAAACTCATAGCCGCTGTTGATAGTATGGCTGTTCTATCTTCACGATATTCATACATATCAGCAATTTGTAATTTAATAGCTTGCACAATAGGTTTTGGAATAGTGTTACCAGTAAACCCACAAGCTACAGTTATTTTTACAGCGTCAAAACGTTCATCAGTGATTGGCAAATTTTCTTTGAATCTAAGCTTATATACTTTTTCAGATTGTTTTGTTAAAGCATATTTTTCCGGCGCCAAAGTAACTTCAGTATTATCTTCATAATACTTTACTGAATCAATCGTTTTTAATGGAAATGCTTCAAATACAACAGGACTATCAAACTTATCATAAGTCAACATCAAATCACCTGGAATGATGTGACCGCCAATATAGTTTTCGCAATTTGCAACTGCTGCATCAATGTAAGATTGAATTAAATCATCTTCATCAGTAAAGCTGCTTTCAATACGTAGTTGCTTTTTGGCTTGTTCCAAAGTCACAACTTCTAGTGATCCTACTGTAAATTCAACATTTGTGATCATAAACTTTATTTTACAAATTCAGCGTACTTTGCTTTTACTAATTCATTAGCTTGTTTTTCTTCGAAGTCACCAATTTCACCAACATTATAGGCTAGTAAAAACTTTCGTGTTGGAGAAAGTAAAAATTTTATTTTTAAAACCTTCTGCTTTGCAGCAGAAGGTTTATTAACTTTATTTTCAGACATTTTCTTCTATTAAGTAGTTGTAATATCTTTACACACTGCAAAAGCTTCTGGCATTATCACAGCACTATCTAAATAAACATTAGCAGTAATTTCGATATAACCATCTTTTTTACGTGATTTATCATCTACAGAGATATCCATGAAACCCCATTGACCAACTACCAATTTAGAGAAATCACCAAAAATTAAAGCTGAACAAACAGCACCTGAAGTTCCTTTTATTAAGTTTGAAGGAATGTGGTTAGAATTTGCATAATTGTAGCCATTGATTTCGTTGTTTTGTAATAACTTATCAGTTTGACCAGTTTCGATAGCTGTTTTCTTAGCTTTTCCGCGAAGTTTAGAGTTTGAAACATAATTCATCACGGCAGCATCTGCATTATCACTAAAAATTGCAGTTTCCATATCTATAGCTATTGGCAAAGTCAAAGCACCACCATTAGTTCCAACAGCTACTGAATTAACACCAGCATCATCAAGAATAGCATATAATGCATCTTTATCAATTTCAGATTCGATAGCTTTTCTAATTTCGTTCATGGTGTATAATTCCATGTCAAAGCTAGATTGCATTAAATTTTGTAACGAAATTAAAACAGACACAGATAATCTTCTAGGTTTCATTTCAATTTTACCCCAAGCTGTTTTAGTATTTGGTACTGTAGAAACTTCACCTTCCCAGGAAGCATTAACACCACCATTATTTTTAGGAAATTGAACATTTCCTTGTAAACCTGTAAAAAATATTGCACCAAGAGTTTCAACAATTGGTCTAGGTCTTAAAAAATCTATAGGAGCAACAACATCTGTAGCAACAGTGTTTCCTCCATTAGCACCAGCATCTTCCGTTACTGTTTGACCAGCAGCACGTGTATCAAACAACGGTAATACCATTGAAGAAGGAGCAACACCAATTCCGGCAGCTCTAGCAGCAGCAACACCTCTTTCATTAGCTTCTAATTCAGCACCTTCTAATGGTGAACCATTTACCAAAGCACGAATAGCAGCATTTAATGAAAAACTTCTTTTTGGTTGATTTTTTTTGTCTTCATTGTTATTTAAAGGCTTATTACCTTCTAATTCAGCAGCACGCAATTCGGCAGCTTCAATTTTTACAGCTCGCTCAATTTGAGCGTCTAATGCTGTAATTTCACCATCAAGTGCATCAAAAGAAGTATTTTCCGCTTCTGTTAATGCACGATTTTCGGCTTTTGCTGTTGAAAGCAATTTGCCCTGAGCTTCTACCTTAGCAGTTCGCTCAATTTTCAACTGATCTGATTTTTTCATTTTTAAAATGATTTATTTGAATTAAACTTAAATTGTCTTTCACGAACTGAAAGATTTGTGGTTTCTGCACCAGGATTTTCTATTGGTGCAGGTGTATTTTGTATTGCTAATGCAGCTCTAATTTCTTCAATTGTTTTTGCTTCACGAACATGAGCATCAGGATTAGATCCTATAGGCACTATGGACCATTCTAATAATTCTATCCTGGTGAAATAAATGTTTTCTTTATCTTCACCCAAAGTAGTGTCACCCCAACGCCATTCCAAAACATTAGCACCAACAGAAGCCATGCGTAATGTTCCGGCTTGTACTTTTCGCCAAATAGTTTCAGCAGTAGGATTAACATCTTCAGCTTCAAAAGTTACTTTTCCGATTAATTGACCATCTTCAATTCTAACTTCAGAAGTTCCTATAATCATATCAGGATTATCGCTCCAGGTGCGGTGACCATAAGCCACAATTGGGTTTTTTTGGTAGCGCGTTAAATCCCAACCTGAAGATTTAAAAACAGTACCATAAGTATCAACTGCTTCAGTAGAAATAACGAACTCAGCAGTTCTATTTTTCTTTTGTTCATCGGTTAATGCGCGAAGTACGGCTTCGCGGATTACGGATTTATTTTCCATTACCATTTGCTTTGTCATTTAATTGTTGTTGTATAAGTTCATTTGCCAATGAAAGTGCCTGCATATTTACCGGCTGTAGTATTTCATCTAATCCATTTACCGGATTCATATCTTCTAAAGCACGCGCTTCATTTCTTGTCATTACTCCGGCATAAACCAAAGCAGTATAGTAGTTTTTACGCGCTTCTAAGTCGCCACGTAATAAAACTTTTTCATTGAATTTCACATAAACACTAGCTTTTTCACTATCAGTAAAAAGCTTGTGTTTTAGTTCCTGCTCACAGCGAATAATCCAAGGTAAAACACTATCCTGTACGTGTTCTATAGATTGCTGCTGAATGTTTGAATAATTTGCATTATCTAAGACTTTCAATTTATGCGGCGCAATATTTAACCAACGGCATACTTCTAGCACCCCATTTTTATTGCTTTCTAAAAACTGTGCTTCAGCCGGTGAAATAGAAATACTTTTGTATTTCATTCCTTCATCCAACATTGGCACTTTGAACTTATCTTGGCTAGCCATTTTTGAAGTGAATCCAGCTTCTATAAGTTGTTTATTTGCTGGATTGATAGCTATATCACTTTCGATAACACCGTAACCTATTCCGCGATCTTTATAGACCGTAGATTGAAAGTTTTGTGCATCAATAGAAATTCCTAATTGCTTTGCAGCAAAACGAATAACAGAAACACCAATTTTACCATCAAAAGAAAACGCTTTGAAGTGTAGCATATCATCAGATAAAATCGTTCTACCTTTGTATTGATAGATTAATCTGTTGTTTTTTTCAAAAACGGTAACATCATCACTATCGCGATGAATTATAGCTACTATTTTTCCAGTATTTTTATTTCTTATAATTTCGGCAAAGCCATTGCCTTTGATTATTATTGAAACTACAATAACCTTCCAAAAGTCAAAAGAAGTCATCATATCATTAGGATAATCTGAAATCAAATAGTTTACTGGATGATCTGTATAATCTTCACGATTAGCTCCGTTTTTCTTTTTAACTGATTTTGGAAGCTTGGCAATATCATTACTAAGTTGGTCCACACCATTATAAAAAGCTGAAAGTGTAAAGGCAGTTTTTGCATTGGCAATGGTAGCATCGACAGTAGTTCCGCCAAAACCTAACCAACCAAAACCGGAACCACTAATAAGTTTACCTTCAGTGGCACGTGTTGCAAAAGTCATTTGAAAAGCATCGCTTAACGACATAATTCTTCCTTTAATTTGTGGTAAAACTACAATGGTATAAAACGGCTTTAGGGTAAAGATTTTCACTTTTTAAAAACAAAAAAGCACACCAGGAAGGCGTGCTTTTTATAATTAACTTAAAACAAAAATTATGAAACAATTATTAAG